GCCGCTAAGCGTGGCGCTATAGGTGGTGCATTCGCTGCCGAATATGCGCCTATGTCGGGTAGCAATTTGTCCGAGGCTCTCGAAGCCGGACAGCCACTTGACCAGGCCAACGCGCTACGGGCCGCTGCTATCGGCATTCCGCAAGCAGCAATCGGCGTCGGTAGTGAGTACGCATTACTTAAGCTGATCGGCGAGCAAGCCACTAAGCGTGCCGCTGTTGAAGGCGGCGTATTTGCAAACTTTGCGAAGCGGTTAGGCACCGGTGCGCTCCAAGGCGGTGCTATCGAAGCCACCACTGAAGTAGCTCAAGAAGGCATTAGCGTCCTAAACCGCGCTGACCTAGACCCGCTATTTACTGCAGAAGACGCCAAGATGCGTCTCGCAGAAGCTGCGTTTGCTGGTTTCTTTGGCGGTGCTGCTCCTGGCGGTGCTGGTGGCGCTATAGGCGGAACGCTAGACGCTGTGTCGTCTATGAAGCCTGGCCAAGGAGTGCTTACTAATGTAGGCAACATTGTAGAAAAGGCTAAAGGCTTCCTAGAAACAGCTCGCGGGCAGCGCGTTGATCAGCAGATCAACAACGAGCAGTTCGGCGATGTGGCGGCTGGCTTAACAACTCCCGAGTCTGAAGGCGACATCGACGCTCAGCTCCGTGCGATGGTTGATCCGTCTAGCGGCAAAAAAGCCGTGTGGATTGCTGGTGCCGCTCCAAAATTTAACGCTCCGCAAAACCGGGTTAAGACGGCTAGCATTAATGGAACACTGGCATATTCAGCATTTGTCCCAGGCCGAGGCACAATCGTCTCTACTGACGAAGACGTAGTGCGCGAAGTTATTGCAGCCGGTGCATCAGATAAGGCCTTGCAGATCGCCCTTGGTTATAGCGCCGTAAAAGATTATTCCGCTCCCGGTGACATTGTTGTTCAGGCACTCGACCGTAACGGTCGGGTCATCTCTGAAGAAGTCACGTCGCCAGAGGGGGTAAGTGCTGCTTTCGAAGCCGCTCGTAATCTGATGCCCGAAGGTGGCAGCATCCAACAGACTACTGTAGAAAAGGCGCTCGAAGATCGTAAGCGCCGCTTTGAGTCAGAGCAGCGAGTCGAGGTTCGTGACATTGACTTGTCTGACGAACAGACCGACGAGACAGACGCTGACCAGGTAGAGATGTTCGGCCAAGGCGTGCAAGCCGTAGAGGGGCAACGCACAGTTGTTCGAGCGTATGGTCGTAAGACTGACCCGAACCGAGTGTTTGATAACACACAGTCCGCCCGTGCCTCTTACGACACGGTGTTCGGTGAGACTAACTGGGCTGACCCGCGTTTCGCGTCTATGACCGAAGCGATGCTTAACGCTGCTGTAAATGAGCAGCGCAGTAACCCAGACTCAGCGGTATCTATTGAAGACACGCCAGATGGTGGGTATCAAATCGTTCGCGATGATTTTGGCGATCTGTTCCGCTCAATTGATACGGCTGGCAACGAAGTACGTCTAAATCTCCCTGAGTTTTTACGTTCTGCCATACAGAGAGCACGCCGAAGCAAGTACGCTCAGAACTCTCGCGTTACTATTGTTGGCCCAGACGGAAAAAAGTCAGCCGTAAACCTTGTTGACCTTACTGCGGCTGGGCAGCGCTTACTAGAAGGCCGTGAAGGATCTGGGTTTCAGTTGCGCCAAGACCCACGTACCGGCGCTACATACGTATCTCCAGAAGCAGCCGCCAGGGCTGGTTTGCTTGAAGTCTTGGGCGATTTGGCTGTTGAAGGGTACGATGTACAGATCGATGGGCAGTCGCTTTTCCCTGGCTTCCAGCTGACGCCTGACCGTAATCAGGCTGCTGCTGGCCGTATCCCTGCTCGATTAGGCAACGTAACTGCGGCAGTTATTGGCGGCCGTCAGCGATCTTTGAACGATCTTCTGAACCCCGTCCAAGAGTCGGTGATGACGGCAGAAGAGCGCCAAGCTGCGCTTGCTGCTGAACCGCTCGGCCCGCCAAGAGATGATGTTTCAGACGGCCGTACCGAAACAGAACGTATGATCGAGTCGAGCGTTACGGGCGGTGAGCTCCTAACGCCGATGAACATCGACACGCCGCGCTCAGCTATTGATCTGCGCGCTGGTCGTGCTCCTACTACTGTAAGCCCGTTGGCCGAAAGACGCTCGGCGCAAGAGCGTATCTCTAACGCCATCAACAGCATGGTCGGCGATATTGTTCGCGACCTGTTTGACTCGCTCAAGTTTGCCGACCCGCCGCATATTTTTACGTTCGCTGAACTCATAGCTATGTCGGATGACCAGCTATTGCAGCTGTTTGGCGGCGCGTTGAATCCAGTACGCGAAGCAATCGCTAGCATGCAGAATAGCTCCACAAAGATGGGCATGCATATTTCTGGACAGTTTGGAAAGATAATTATCCTTCGAGAGTCCGGCAACGTACTGCAAGACGCTCTTGTTATTGCGCACGAAATTGGCCACAGCCTCTACAAAGAGGAGCGGAATAAAGCGCTTGAGAACTCCGCTATTCGTAAGCGGCTGTTTAGAGCCTATCAGTCATCCCCATCGTTCAAAGACCTAAAGGACAAGTACGGGTTTGATCTCGGCTTTGAAGAGTGGTTCTCTGACCAGGTGGCTTTGTGGGCTAACAAGCGGTACAGAAGCCGTCAGAAGGCTGATAGTCTCGTTAAGAAGTTCTTCAAGGACTTTGCGGCTCGCCTTGAGTCGCTCTGGAAGCAGACATCGGAGTCTTTCCGTAAACGGTTTGGCGGACGACTTGGAGCCGTCAACGAAGACTTCGAGACGTTCATGGACGCTGTCCTTGAGTCCAGAAAGTCACAAGTAAAGGAAAACGGCTTATCCTTTACTGAGCGAGCATTCGTATACGAGCTTAACGACCTTAATATTGCCAACGGCGGCGCAGCCCGAGCGGCGCACTGGCAGTCGAAGATCTCGCAGCTTAAGAAGAGCCCATACGTTAAACCTATCCTTCGGCTTGTATCGACGGCCGATGGCATCCTGCGTATGTACGCCGGTAACGAAATAGCGGATATGTTTTACGTACGGGCCCAAGATCCGACCGGCAAAGGCCGTCTTGGTTTTGTACCGCAGTCGGCGCGTACGTTTGACTTGTATAAGAACCGACTTGATACGGAGTTAGGGTCATTTGATGATCCGGCTCTGGACGCAGAGTTCGATAAGGCAGCGTCAGACACGCCGACCGCACAGTTGACCGGTAAGGCGCTGGCCATCCGCCAGTTCCTTGAGGACTTCTACTCAGAATACGTCAGCCCATCGAAGACTAAGATCGGCTTCCAGCGCGACTACTTTCCGCGTCTGCTTGATCTTGTGGCTATCTCAAATGACCCGCAAGCATTTGTCGATTTGATTCTGCAGGCCGACCCAAGTGCAAACCGCGCAAAAATAACTAGCAGAGTTCAGAAGCTCGTAGACCTTCAGCAGGCGGTAACTAACGGCGCCGACGTAGAAGGCAACCCGTTGGACCCGGCCGCTAGCGTTAACGAGGCGCTTGAGTTAACGAAGAACTTAACTCGCCAGCAGCTTCGAGATAACGGCTTTTTGCTCCCGCCAAAGCAGGCGTTTTCTGAGTACGTCCGCAAGGTAATCAAGCGCGTCGAGTTCGACCGCGCTACCAAAGATGACCAGGGTAACGATCGCCTCAAGCCGCTGCTGGATGCTCTTGCACCAGAGGATCGCGAGCAGGCGCTGCAGGTTATCAACACCTACATGGGTTATCGCGCTCCGCTCAGTCCGTTCTGGCGAAAGCTGAACAGCTGGGGGCAGTTCATTCAGTTCGTGACTATCCTGCCGTTTGCTGCAATCTCGTCTGTGACAGACCTGGCTGGTCCGGTTATCGCGTCAAAAGAGTTTGGCGACCTGACGACTGGCATGAAAGAGGTAGTAGCGACTATCAAAAACCGCGAAGAGGCCAAACAGTTGGCTCGCGACATCGGTGTCGTTACGCCAGAAGCCGTGGCTAACGCGTGGATCACTGATGCGGACGCCGACTATATGGATCCGACCGCTCGTAAGTGGTCTGACCACTGGTTCTCGTTGACTGGTTTGAACTGGTTCACTCGGTTCACTCGTGAGTTTGCTACCGGCATGGGCGTGCAGTTCATTACGAAACACGCACGTAATGAGTTCAATAACCCGCGATCGGATCGGTACCTCGAAGAGCTTGGTCTGACCCGAGCCGATGTAACGAGCTGGCTCAACAGTGGGCGCAAGCTTTCGACGCCAGAAGGTAAGAAGGTTACTCAGGCGCTGCAGCGATTCGTTGAATCTTCGACGCTGCGTCCTAATGCTGCAGAGCGACCGGTGTGGGCGTCTGATCCGCACTTCGCTTTGATATGGCAGCTGAAAGGTTACTTTTACTCCTACGGTAAGGTCATCCTAGGCGGTATGTTCTCGGAGGCTGAAACCAGACTTCGTGAGCAGAATATTGGAACCCCGTGGCAGCGTGTTGGGTCCGCAGCCGGGCTGCTCGCGCTTACTGCGGTAGCGACTATGCCGCTGGCAATGCTTGGTATGGAACTTCGCGAGTACGCAAAGTTTGGCCTGGCAGCGTTCTTACCGTTCGTTGAGGCCGACCAGAAGTACTTCCGGACCGACCGTATGGACTGGTCTGAGTATCTCGGAACGGCCTTTGAGCGGTCAAACTTTAGCGGGCCATTTGGGCTAGCTACAGGGGCTTCAAATGCTGCTAACTTTGGCGACAGCCCACTGTTTACGCTTCTTGGACCCACGACAGAGACTATCGATACCGCTATGACTAATGGCTGGCGGATAGACCGGACGTTGAAAGACCGGCTGCTGCCAATTTATAACCAGCTGTAAGGGGTACCTATGGAACTCTTTGAAATCTTTACTCGCGCATGGCCAGTTATTCTGGCGATGATCACCCTTATCATCGTGCTGTCTAAGCTGGATCTGCGGGTCGCGGTATTAGAGGATAAGATCAAGACCTTGTTTGATCTGCTTAACAAGAGGAACGAAAAATGATGACTATGATTAGTACCTTCCTGTCATTTTTGGCAGGCGGTCTTCCTAAGATTTTGCAGATTTTTCAAGATCGACAGGACAAGAAACACGAGTTGGCCTTGGTTGCCGCGCAGAAGGAGCGTGAGTTGGCTTTGGCCGAGAAGGGCTTTCTTGCTCAGGCTCGGGTTGAAGAGATCAAACTGGAGCAAATCCAAACTCAAACGGCAGGCGAAGAGCGCCAATCCCTGTATCAGCACGACATTGAGATCGGCAAAGGTGCATCCCAGTGGATGATTAACCTCCGGGCCTCCGTTCGCCCGGTCGTCACCTACATCTTCGTGTTGGAGCTTGTCGCCCTTAACATTACGGGCATCTGGTACGCCTGGAACCAAGGCGTACCGTTCGCCGTGGCTATGGAGAACGTGTTTGGTGATGACGAGATGTTGATCCTCAGCAGCATAATCGCCTTCTGGTTTGGCACTCAGGCGTTCAACAAGAAGTGAAAGTCTCCCCCGCCGCCATCCAGATGATCAAGCACCACGAAGGGGTGCGGACTAAGCCTTACCGCTGTCCTGCCCTTTTGTGGACGGTCGGCGTGGGCCACGTAATTGACCCAACCCACACGAGGATAAAGTATGAGGAGCGGCGTAATATATCGGTACCCCCTGGCTGGGACAGAGTCCTCTCCGTGGGAGAAGTTGACGCTCTTCTTGCTGAAGACCTTGGCCGTTTTGAGCGTGGTGTACTTAGACTGTGTCCTGCTGCTGCTGGCCGTCAGGGAGTTTTCGATTCTCTCGTCAGTTTTGCCTTCAACGTGGGCCTCGGCAATCTCCAGCGTTCTTCCCTTCGGATGAAGACCAACCGGGGCGAGTTTGAGGAAGCGGCTGATGAGTTCCTGAAGTGGACTAAGGCCGGTGGCCGGGTACTTCCTGGCCTGGTCAAACGGCGTATGGACGAGCGTTCCTTGTACTTGTCCGGCGTGCATTGTACAAACGATCCTGCTAATATCCGGTAGGGGATCTCTACCTCCACACGAAGGGTTTAAGATGGCAGAGAAAATTAAACTCGTTCAAGGGGACACCCGCCCTCAGGTGCGCCTCACGCTTACCGACGAAAATACGGGTCAGGTCATAGACCTAACGGGTGCTACCGTTACCCTACACTTTCGCTCTGTCGGCGCTACTACTTCGTTGTTTTCACGGCAAGGCGTAGTTATTGACGCCCCAAACGGCATCGCTGTCGTTTCCTGGCAAGCGGGAGATCTCAACGTCCCGGCCGGTGAGTACGAGGGGGAGATCGAGGTCTACTGGTCCGCGACCAACGCGCGCCAGACAGTTTACGACCTGTTGAAGTTTAAAGTCCGTGAGGACATCGCGTGAAACTGACTGCCGCTTGGACAGTCATAAAGAGCGCCATTACAGCACAGGCGCTCTCTGCCACGGCATCGGCCGCGCAGTTGACCGCAGCTACCCAAGCAGCGGTGCTCACGCTCGTTTATGAGCTTGGTCTTTTTCTTCTAATTGTCGATCGGGAAGACCGGGCTACGTTCGAGGACAGCCTAGAACGGTCCTTTTCAAAGGCGCTGACTGAAGCGTTTGATGCGCTGGATCAACATGCATTTGCGGTTGGGAAGCCTGTTCAAGACGGGCTAGAAATCTCTGATGCTCAGTTGCTTGCGTTTGCCAAGAACAACGCCGACGAGATTGCGGTCATTGAGGCCAGATCTATCCTTCTTGCAAAAGCGTTGGAAGACGGCACGCTGACCGAAGACACGTTGATCACCGCCGTCAACAAGGCACTTATCGATACTGCATCTGTTCTCGAAGAACATACTTTTACTACGGACAAAGTGTTGTCCGAGACGACTTTGGTTGCAGAAGAACTGCGCTCGACTTTGTTTAAGGCGCTTATCGAATCAGCTGCTTTATCAGACTCTCAACAAATCGAAGTAGCTAAGGTTTTTTCCGACGTAGTCGGCGCTACAGACGACCTCGACGGGAACTTGTCCATTGAGGACGATCAGTCTGTAGAGTTTTTTAAATCAACCAGCGACATTGCGGCTGCGGTCGACTCGTTTGACCGACAAGTTGATTACGTTCGGCAATTTGACGATGCGGCATTAGCTACAGACGTTCAAACGCTGTCTCTTGCAAAGCCGTTCAGCGACGAGACGCAAGTCTTAGATTCTGCTACGAACGATGTTTCTAAGGTTACTGAGGAAAATACTACTGTCGCAGACAATGTTGCTCAAGAATTTACCAAGTCTTCGACAGACGAACTTATTGTTGCTGACTTGACTTCAACTGCTTTCTTTTCTGATAAGGCCGATGACTTAACGGTAGTTGATTCTGACGCACTTGAAGTCGGCAAGAATTTAAGCGACGACGGCAACCTCGCAGATAACTCAACACTTGTTTTTGACAAGAACGTAACTGAGATTACTGCGGTTGCTGATGCAAACGCTATTAGCATAAGCAAACCATATGATGACGCAGCTAGTGTGGCCGACGCGTCTACGGTCAACACGGGCAAAGTATTTGCCCACGAATCCCAGATCAGCGACACCTCGACGCTCAGCATTGGCAAAGGCGAGACAGAGTCGCTGTCACTCGCTGACTCCATTGTACAGTCCGTCCAGAAGGCGATAGAAGATTTCATCACCACGACGGACGACCTCGACGGTGTCGCCTCTGTTGACGACGATCAGAACGTTCAGTTCGTTAAGGTTATTGGGCATATTGCGACCGTTACTGATCAGATCCTGATCGCGCTCGTATCTCTGCGTGACCTGGCTGACGCCGGTGTCCTGTCTGATAGCGATGTACTCGCGGTCGAGAAGGCGCTCGGCGAGCAGATCTCTGCACTCGATGCGGCGGTGCTCGCGAATTCAAAGACGCTGCTCGACACTGCTTCGCTGTTCGACGCCGTTGCGGTTCAGCTCTCGAAGCCTCAGTCCGACAGCATGCTGGTCTCGGACGACGATGTCCTTACCACGTTCAAGGTACTTACCGAGAGCGCTCAGCTGGCGGATACGTTCGCCTTGGTCGCTACGTTTGTACGTAGCTTTACTGATTCTTCTATAGCGATTGACCAGTTGGTTCAGTCGCTTTCAAAAATCCTGTCTGACTCTACTAGTGTTTCGGATCTGCCTATCAAGCAGCCGAACCTTGGTAAGTCGGAATCTGTGTCAGTAGGAAGTTCGGGAACGCTACTGATGCAAGGGTACTGCGATATCACGTATTTCGCAGAAGACTTTGTTGGTAGTTCTCGGTCATTTACTTAGTGAGGTCTTTTTAGATGAATACGCTTGAAAATTTAAAGGTTAAGGGCCGTTTGACTATCGTCCTCCGTGACGAAAACGGCAACGTCAAGGATGAGCGTGACGTCGACAATCTCGTCGTCAACTCTGGCTTGGCATACATCATCAGCCGTATGGTCGGCACGTCCAAGGCTGTGATGACGCATATCGGCCTCGGATCTGGTACCACGGCTGCTGCTGCCGCTCAGACGGATCTTGTAAGCGTCCTCGGCTCTCGTGAGGCGCTGGACTCGACCACGATCGCTGGTGCGAATCTGAACCAGGTGGTGTATGTCTCTTCGTTCGAGGCTGGCGACGCCACGGGCGCTGTCACCGAAGCGGGAATTTTCAATGCCGCAACGGCTGGCGACATGCTTTGCCGCACGGTGTTCCCGGTGGTGAACAAAGGTGCTGCAGACGCGTTGACCGTCACTTGGACGATTACGTTGTCGGCAGTCTAATAGAGACTGTAGATGTCAACGGTAACTCTTAGAAACGTCAAAGGATCGCCGCTGACCAATGCGGAGGTTGACGCTAACTTTTCGAACCTGAACACAGATAAGGTAGAGAAGAGCAACAACCTCAGCGACCTCACTAGCGCGAGTACCGCCCGGAGTAATCTGGGCGTGTACTCAAGCGCTGAGGTGGACAATCAGGCGATCGCGATGGCTATTGCTCTGGGGTAACACATGGCTTTTAAGTCGATCGCATTGCCGAACATCGGCACTTCAGGATCGCCCTCAACGCTAACGGCGACAGTTCAGGCTGGGCAAACCCAGACCCTGATTGGGTTAGCTTTTGCTAACTCAAGCGGCGTTAACGTGACCATTTCGGCGAAACTAAATAAAAGTGGCGGCGCTTCTGCGTTCCTTATTAAGGACGCTCTGGTTCTTCCAGGCGGAGCGCTTGCGGTGGTAGGCGGCGATCAAAAGCTGGTACTAGAAACCGGTGATACAATCACCGCGTACGCTAGCGCCGGAAGTTCGGTTGATGCCACTCTGTCTTACCTCGTTTGAGGATTGAGCAATGGGTTATATTGGTAACGCTCCGTACAGCGGACTGGTCACTGGGGACAACGTCCTCGACGGGTCAGTCAACACAGCCGATATAACTAACGGAGCAATTACGGCTGCTAAGCTAAGCACAACTGCCATTACAGATAAGCTTGGATATACGCCGTATAACGCAACCAATCCTAGCGGATATATAACGAGCTCCGCATCAATCACCGGCAGCGCGGCGACGCTAACGACGGGCCGCACGATTGGGATGACGGGGGACGTCACCTGGACGAGCGCCGCTTTTAACGGATCTGGAAACGTTACCGGCACGGCGACGCTGGCAAACAGCGGCGTCACAGCCGGTACGTATACAAAAGTAACAGTCGACGTAAAAGGACGCGTAACTTCTGCGACGACGCTAGCGGCTGGCGATGTTCCTACGCTTAATCAGAACACAACCGGAAGCGCCGCGACTCTTACGACTGGTCGTACGATTGGAATGACGGGCGACGTAGCCTGGACGAGCGCGTCTTTCAACGGCTCGGCTAACGTGACAGGCACCGCAACTCTTGCCAACAGCGGTGTGTCCGCCGGAACGTATACTACTGCCACGATCACGGTTGACGCAAAAGGCCGCGTGACCTCCGCATCAAGCGGCGTTGCTGCTACAGGTACTCCCACGTTGAACGTAGTTACCGGAACAACGCAGACAGCCGCCGCTAATAACCACTATGTTTTGACGAATGCTACTACTACTACTGTCACACTCCCGGCTTCTCCGGCGGCTGGCGACGTAGTGTGGGTCACTGTAGAGAACGGCCGCATCGACAACGTGATTGCCCGCAACGGCCAGAACATTGAAAGCATCGCGGATGACTTACTGCTCGACGATACGCAAGCGTCGTTGCAGCTCCGCTACGTCAACGCAACTATTGGATGGGTTTTGGTATGACCGCATTGAGTAGTCTTGTAAGAGGCAAGAATAACGGAGCGATTTTTTCTAGGTACTTCACTTCATCTGGAAATTTTATTGCGCCGCAAACGGGGTACTACCGAATCGTCGCTATTGGCGGTGGTGGTGGCGGTGCTGCCGCCGCTCATACTGGATTTACCCGTTGCGCCGCTACTGGCGGGGGTGCCGGAGGGTTTTGCTACAAAGTCGTTCAACTTACTGCGGGCACATCGCTAACGGTTACTGTAGGTGCAGGTGGAAACGGTGCAAGTAAAAGTACTGATTCCCCCGGTGCAACGAATGGTGGTGCTGGTGGGGCTACAACTGTTGTTGGTACCGGTGTCAGCATGACTGCTAATGGCGGCGGCAGCGGCGTTGGATCTACTTCAGGTGTCACAGTTGCTGGCGGCGCAGGAGGCACTGCATCCGGTGGAGATATTAATCATACCGGAGGTTCGGGCGGATCTTGTACACAAACTAATGGCGGTCCGTATGGAACCGGAGGCGGTTCTGTAAATTTATTTGGAGCTGCGAGTTGTAATGGCGGGACTATTACCATTGCTTCGAATGGCTCACCAACCACTACCGGCGGTGGCGGTGTTGGTGGAAAAGGTGGAGATCGTACAACCGGAGGAAACGGTTCGGGAGGTGGCGGCTCTAGTGGGTCTGTGGCTGATAACAGCACTAACGGGGGTGCCGGTATTGATACTTGGTATTACAGAAATGCCAGCACCTTTTTCCAAATGTCTTTAAGTCAGTCAATTCCCGGCTTTGCCTACGTAACTTATAGCGGCGGCAGCGGTGGATATTCAACTAATCCGGCTATTAGTCCTCCCGGACCGGGTGGTGGTGGTGGTGGTGGTTACGGGAACAATGTTAATACAACTGGCGGAACCGCGTCGTTTTTCGCTGGCGGTGGCGGCGCTGCTATTTTTATTGACAATACTTCTTATTATACAGCCACAGCAGGTTCAGGTGGTTTGTACGGTGGCGGCGGTGCTGCTGCTGCTGCAATTGATAATACTGGTGCAGCATATACTCAATACGCAAATGCGGGTTCCGGAAGATCAGGCGTTGTTTACGTGGAGTGCGTGGGATGATTTACGAAATCCTGAATGACGCAGGCGAAGTCATCAATACAATCGTCGCTGAAGAATGGTTCGTTGAGCAGAACTACCCCGGCCACTATCGTTTGGTTGGACCCGAACCTGTTCCGTATGTCGAACCGCTTATCACGAAGGCGGCTTTCCGCTTCCGCATGACCGATACCGAATACGTTGGAATTCTTTCGGCTGCCAAGACGGATGTGGAAGTCGCTGCGTGGGTAGAGACTTTTAATATGGTCACCCAGATCGACCTCGACAACCAACGCACAATTGATGGTGTTGGTACACTTGTCGTTAAGGGTTTGCTTACGCAAGCACGAGCAGATGAGATTCTGACCACTTCAGTTAACGACGCAGAGCGTCCGTAGTAGCTCGGGGTAACGCATGGCATACATCGGCAACGCACCGGGGTTCTCGACACAGCGGGTTGTGACTACGTTCACGGCCACTGCTGGGCAGACCTCGTTTTCGCCTAACGGCGGGTACATCATTAACTACGTCGATGTGTACTACAACGGCGTTAAGCTGGTGGCTGGCGATGACTTCACTGCTACAGATGGTTCGGTAGTTGTTCTTGTTGTAGCTGCAACGCTAGGTGACTCCGTTGAGATTGTTTCGTACAACCCGCGAGGTTTAAGCGACGGGTACACAAAGGCGGAAGCTGACGACAGATTCGGCACACCAAGTTATATCGACTTTGATACGGCGGCAGTTGTAACGCCCGCCGTCGGTCGCATGGGGTGGGACCCGGACTCCGGCACCGTATCTCTAGGCCTGATCGGTGGAAACGTATCTTCTACCGTTGGCCAAACGCTACATGCGTATGTCACTAATGCCGAGTCTGTAACGATCACCAAAGGTCAGGCGGTATACCTGTATCAGGCTCAAGGCGATCGAGCGACAGTAAAGCTGGCGTTCAATACCTCTGATGCAACATCGGCAAAGACCTTTGGTCTTGCCGCTGAAAACATAGCAGCAAACCAGACTGGATACGTAATCTGCCAGGGTGTTCTGAATAACGTCGATACTTCAGCGTTTTCTGTTGGGGCAACTTTGTATTTGGGCGCCACAGCTGGGTCATTAACTTCGACCAAGCCCGTTGCTCCTAATCACATGGTTTATATCGGCGTGGTAGAGAGAGCCAACGCTGGTGCTGGCCAAATCTATGTTCGCCCCCAGAACGGGTACGAGCTGGACGAGATCCACGACGTATTGATTACTTCTCCTGCTACTGGCCAAGTGCTGAGGTATGACGGCACTACCAGCCTTTGGAAGAACCAAGCTCTCTTGGCATCGGACATTCCCGAGTTAACGCTCGAAAAACTGCCAAGCGCCGCATTCAAGCGCAGCGTAAAAGCCGCTACGACCGCGAATATTACGCTCTCCGGTACGCAGACACTTGACGACGTTGCTGTCGTTGCAGGCGATCGTGTGCTCGTCAAAAACCAGACGACCGCGTCGCAGAATGGCATTTATTTAGTTGCTGCAGGGGCCTGGTCTCGAGCGGCCGATGCAGACGCGGTCGGCGAAATTGCCTCAGCCGTCGTCAACGTAGAGAACGGCACCGCCAACGGCGGCGAAATGTGGACGACAACCTTCAAGGGAACGGACACGCTCGGCACGACCGCGATGAACTGGTTCGAGGTGCTTTACAACTCTGGCACCTGGGGTATCTCAGTTACCGGTAACGCCGCTACCGTTACTAACGGTGTCTACACAAATAATGCTCAGACGATTTCTGGTGCAAAGACCTTTTCTGGCGTTAGTAAGTTCGCCGAGATTGGATACGTAAACGCATATACGCAGAGCTTTGCTCAGTCCTATGTGCCCACCAGCTATCTTATCGCTGGAGAGTTTCAACCTATTTTGACTGTAACACCAACCGGAAGCTCCCAAAATTACGAAGTTAGTGGGCGGATATTTGTTCAGTCCGGTTCGGTTGTTCAGATAATTGACTTTAATGTGGGGCTTCGATCCAACACATTGCCCGACCTATCTTGGGAAACCAGCTATTCCGAAGAGCTAATCGGCGGAACTGCTTTTGTTCGCCCGGTACTGTGGGTCAAAGAAACGACTACGGCTGCATTCCAACTTGCGCTAGAGGGTTTGACTTCGTCAGTTCATAACATCAGTTTAAAGCTCGATGTGGTAAATCGCGGCGCTTACAACAACGTCGTCTTTAATACTGTAGTCACGTCTGACGTAGCTGCTGTTGCAGCTGGTTACACCTCGTACCCGTTCGACAAAATATCGACGATTAATAACGAAGCTATTACCTTCGTTAATTCTGTCACCGCTCCATCTTTTTTGGGAAACGCGACGTCAGCGACTACAGCTACAACGGCGACGTCGGCAACGACTTTAGCTACTGGTCGAACCATTGGCATGACCGGCGATGTGACCTGGACTAGTGCTTCATTTAACGGGTCTGCCAACGTCACTGGCACAGCGACGCTAGCAAATTCCGGTGTTACGGCTGGCACATATACGACTGCAACAATCACTGTTGATTCAAAAGGTCGCGTTACAGCAGCGACTAACGGTGTTGGCGGTGGTACGCCGGACTTTATTCTCCAATCCTACGGACTTGTTTGAGGTAGTTTGACATGGCAACAGCAGCTCAATATGCAGCAACCCCGCGCGCGGCACTCGGTCAAGTCGTCACGGCCAACGCCGCACGCGATGGCACTGGCACGATCGCTACGATTTTCACAGCTGGGGCTTCCGGCTCGCGCGTGGACGACATCAAGATTCAAGCCCTAGCTACCACGACGGCCGGTGTCGTTCGTCTGTTTCTACATGACGGCACTAACGCTCGTCTGTGGCATGAAGTGATGGTTACGGCGACAACGCCAAGCACCACCGTGCAGGCGTTCAACACAACGCTGTACAACCAAGCATTAATCCTGCCAAACGGCTGGTCGCTTCGTGCGTCTACGAATAACGCTGAAGGGTTCAACGTTATCGTCACTCGCGCGGGAGACTTCTAATGAACCCTGGTACATACGCAGGAGTTGGTAGCGCCGCATCTGGCGACGCAATCACCGGATTTCAACAATCACATATCATCCAAACTTCACAATCTATTACAGCGCCAGCTGGAACAAAACGTATTGAGGCGTTAATTGCTGGCGGCGGCGGCGGCGGAAGTTACGGTAGCGGCGGCGGCGGCGGTTTTGGCGGGCTTGCTGTTATGGGCATTCCTGTGACTGGGAGACCATACGACATAGTCGTTGGAGCTGGTGGCATTAATAGTGCGCCTGGCAACCCGTCTCAAGTTTGGTCGGCAGGAATGATGTATGCCGAAGTTGGCGGTGGTGGTGGTCATACAGGTGGCGACGGTAAAAACGGTCGCTCTGGAGGTTCCGGAAGTGGTTCACCGTCGCAATACTTTGGCGGACATGGGGGAGCGCCACCGATTGGTGAGTTGCTTTGGTATTACGCGCCAACTTATCCGAGCATAAATTGGCAAGCAAGGAATACGGCATATCCAGAGACCATATACGGCACTAGTAATGCTGGATTCGGCGCGTATCACAACGGAAACAGCGGCACATATACTTTACAGGCGACGCGCGGATCGTTAGGCGGAGGCGGCGGTGGAGGTTCTGCTCAAGTTGGTCCGGCCTACGGAGGTGGCGGCGGTGGTGGTGATGACGCTTATGGATACACTAATGGGTTACTAGGAGGCGGTGGCGGCGTAACTAACCAAGGTACCGCTACGTCTGGTGGTTCATTTACGTCGGTAAATATTTGGGGGGTTACAGGCAAAGCAAATGGCGTTGGCGCGTCTAATGGCGCCGGTGGCGGCGGTGCGCTGCTTAGTGCTGGTGCAAATGGATCGTATACGCAGGGCGCGTTGCTGGGGTATGCAGAAGATTGGACGCCCATATATTACGGGATTTGGGTTGGTGGTAATGGCGGTGATGGCGGTGGCGGTGGTGGCTCTGTTTATATCCCCGGCTATGTACGTGTTGTATATGATACGTCAGGGAACTGGTGGGACGCGTATATTCAGCCAATTGGTCCTGGCACGCGTGCCGGATACGGTGGAAATGGATTTGTTATCCTCCGGTTTTTCTTTTGAGGTGCAGTATGGGACTTTATGCCATTGTTAAAGGCGGAATTGTTGATGCTGTCGTTGTAGCCGATTCGCCACTCGAGACTGACGGGATCTGGGTTTGCATAGACGAGGTGAACCCACAGCCGTTTCGTGGATGGACATACGAAGATGGCGTGTTTTCTTATGAAGCGCCAAAAGTATATGTAAAGAAATCGACAATCCGCGCAGTCTTGTCGGACGTGTGGGCGAACATTGAGACTGCCGCGTCATCGGACGACAACGTAAAGCAATGGCTTGATAAGATTACGTCGCAAGAATCGCAAGAATTTACTCAAGAATACATAGATGAATTGCTTTCACTTGTTAAAGGCAAACTAATTACGTTGCAGCAATTTGAGAAATTGCGTCCGAATAGCGGCTTTTACTTTGAGATCTAAACCGGACTGAGGAGATACTATGTCCCGCGCTAGACTACTTGCTGCAGCTTTCGGTGCTGATGGCACCCTCAATACCTCAGACGTTGCGGGGCTTTCGACTGTTGCCGTTTCTGGTCAGTACACCGATTTGCTTGGAAAGCCGGTACTGGCAACAGCCGCTACAAGTGGGTTATTTGCGGATTTACTTAGCAAGCCTACAACTATTTCTGGGTATGGAATTAGCGACGCGCAACCGCTTGATGCAGACCTTACCGCTATTGCGGCTTTGTCTGGAACGAGCGGCTTCCTTAAGAAAACCGCCGCGAACACTTGGTCGCTTGACACAAACACATATCTCACTGGGAACCAAAGCATTACGCTCTCAGGCGATGCCAGCGGTAGTGGTACTACGGCTATTTCCCTCACGCTTGCTAACAGCGGCGTCACCGCTGGTACGTATACAAAAGTCACCGTTGATGCGAAAGGCCGCGTTACTACTGGAGCATCACTAGCTTCGGGTGATCTTCCTACCTATACCGGTACTATTACCTCAAGCCAGGTAACTACAGCGCTTGGTTATACGCCTCTTAGCCTAGCAGGCGGTACGATGACCGGCGCGATTACATTCGCAGCCGGACAGACATGGCCGACATTCAATCAAAGCACAACCGGTAGTGCCGCTACTCTTACAACTGGCCGCACTATCGGCATGACCGGTGATGTTACTTGGACTAGCGCATCATTTAACGGCAGCGCGAACGTTACCGGGACAGCGACGCTTGCTAATAGCGGAGTTACGGCCGGCAGCTACGGCTCCTCGACAGCGGTTCCGGTGATTACCGTCGACGCAAAAGGGCGCGTTACCGCTGCAAGCACTCAGGCAATATCTGGTTCTCTGACGTTTACGGGCGACGTTACCGGCACAGGATCGACCGGATCGAACACAGCTCTCACACTCGCAAATAGTGGTGTCAGCGCTGGAACGTACCGCTCAGTAACTGTTGACGCAAAAGGGCGCGTCACCGCCGGTACTAATCCAACGACGCTTTCTGGTTACGGAATAACCGATGCCCTTGCGCTGAGTGGCGGCACCCTGACAGGCAACGTTACGGTCGGCACCACTGCGTCACCTGCCACTGTGACTGTCGTTCGCAATTTTGGGAACAACAGCTCGAACTTTTCTTCTCGCCCTATTGGCACCGCCCAAGGCCAGATCAGTGGTTACACCCTGTACGCAACCTTTCAAGGTACGGGTGACAATGGCCCGCGCCGCGTTGCTGATATCTGGGGTGGGTACAACGGCGGCGCTTGGGGTACTGAATACCTCGCGTTTGGCGTTGCGAATGCCGGTGATTCTGCGAACCAAACTACAGAGCGTCTCCGTATAGGACCAGCTGGACAAATCGGAATCGGAGGTGCCAACTACGGAACGTCTGGTCAAGTTCTTACCAGCAACGGGGCTGGCGCCGCTCCATCATGGCAAACGGCTGGCGGTGGTGGAACGCCGACCATGAGCGTAACTAGCAGCACGTCGTTTACAGCTGCTGCTAGCACTCATTATGTGCTTGTTGGTGGCGCTACGACGGTTACTTTGCCAGCCTCTCCTGCTGCTGGTGCTGTTGTTTGGATCACTGTTGCTAACGGGCGTACCGATACAGTGATCGCACGAAACGGACAAAACATAAATAGCTTGGCGGAGAACATGACGGTGGACAGTGCGTTCGCTGGTCTACAGCTTCGCTTCGCAGACGCAACGAGAGGATGGGTGTTTACATGAGTACTCTTTCGCAATTCATGCCTGGGGGTAAACCTCGGCAAGTCACTGTGTATACGAGTGGCTCCGGCACTTACACGCCGGTTTCCCCAAACTCATGGTGTTATGTAACCATGATTGGAGGCGGAGGTTCCGGTGGAGGCGGTTACGCCTGCTATAGCACGTTTTACGGCGGGTATGGGGGTTCCGGAAAACTCCTTGAGCAGTGGACTAAAGTCGTGTCAACGGCGTCCTACGCAGTCGGCGCCGGTGGTTATTGGTATAACCTCCAGAACCCTTACGATAACTGGCAGCAAGTGGCTGGCGGCACATCGACATTCAATGGACTGTCTGCAGCGGGCGGAGGCAACGGTGGTGGCGTTCGCGTTGACGGGCAAATTACTTCAGCCGTTATGGGGCTTGGCTATTACACGCATGGCGGAAACTACGGCGTAGCGGGTTGGGGGACGACAGTAGGTAACAGTAATGGGTGCAGTAGCTGGTCAAATGGCGGAAACGGCAACGGCGGAATTATCGTAGTACAGGATTTTGGCCCATGAATACTTGGTTGAAGATTTCTAACGGTGTTGTGATTAACGTCGTTAAGCAAGATGCCACCCCGCCGGACGATGAGCTCGGTGCTTGGGTAATTCAGACACACCCGATGCAAGGTCCGGGCTGGTTTTATGACGAAAGCGGCGTCCTTCGTAGACCGCTCGATCAGCCGTGGTTCATTATCACCAAGCAAGCGTTTATTGATCGATTTACCACAGATGAGTGGTCTGCAATCCAGCAAAACGCGTTAAATACTCCGGCTATTCAGAGCGCTTTAGAGTATTTAAACGGAGTTGAAAAGGTTGCGCTACCTGCATCATCGACTCTTCGTGCGATAGAAGCCTTTGTAAATTCCGGATGCGTGACGCGCGAACGAGCAAACGAGCTGATCGTTGCCGCACACGAAGACGAAGTAGCAGACATTACCGCCCCGTCCGTGCCGTCTGAGGGGCCCTAACCTGCATGATGTTCCATAAAAGGAGCAAAATTGCTTTTCTATTAAACCCTAGATGCGGTAGTACATCGTTACGTGAGTACCTAGACCAATTTGGTTTTACGTATCCGTTGATACGAATAAATGAAGAGCCTTACTTTCATTGGCATCCGACCTACGAAGAATGTGTCGCGACATACCCGGCTTTAAAGCAGTATCAGATGTATGCAATCTTTAGGGATCCATTAGACAGGTTTGTTAGCGCTTTAGAGTTTGCCTTTACGATTGAGTCTTTAAAGCTCAGCAGAACGAAGTCATATGACCAGGTAATCGACAAGCTCTTTCGCTGGGACCCAACACGTACGCTATTGGGTATTCCGGGCGAGTTATTTACCCCGCAAGTACATTGGGTTTTAGGCGATAACGTAGAAGTAATTCCGTACAACGGTTTTACAGAGCGAGTTCGGGAGGTTGTAAGTGTTTGTGGTGGGTTAGAGAAAAAGATCGCTAAATACAACGCGACTTCTCGAAAGGTACTAAACGCCCCGTCCGACGCGGTTCGACAATTTGTGTCTGAGCGGTTCGCTAATGACTACGTTTTTGGGCGGGGGGCTGGGCTCCTTGTTTGACGCACTAAGAATGGTTAGCTCGGAAGAACTGGTAAAACGACTACGTACGTGCCTTGACTGTGAAAACAACGTCGTCGGGTTTTGCAAACTCTGCGGCTGTTTGATCCAGGCCAAGATTCGGGTGGCTAGCACCTCCTGTCCGATTGGTCTCTGGCAGGAGGAAAGCGCCTCCACGTCCGAGCCACCTTAGGCTTGTTGGGGGTGTCAGTTCTGTTAATATACGGGTAGGAAGATCCCCTTTAGGAGGCAGCATGACCGAGGTTTCTGCGACTGTAACCATTGGCGATAAACAGTATGAAATCGCCAAATTGTCAAACGAGGTAAAGGAGTTGATCTCTCTACACGGTCAAGCCCACGACATGATGGTTGCAGCCCGCCGTCAGGCGGTAATCCATGAGGTCTCGGTAGTTAATTTGGCTAATCTAATTAAAGTTCGGGTGGAGGCTGAATCCGATGGCAGTAAGCCAGCTGAGCCACTTTCAGGCCATGTCGTCGAATAACGGACACGATTTAGACGACCGCTATTGGGAGGTGGCCTCCCGGTTAGCCGTCCACGAAGCTATGTGCGAAGAACGATCGAAGAACATAGACGATCGTCTCGTTAAGATCGAGTCCGGTATTGAGAAGATTAACCAATGGGGAATCCTGATTGGGTTCACACTGATCTGTAGCATGGCGGGAATCCTCGTTACCTTGCTACTCAAGTGAGGTACGTATGGCCTATTTTAAGCTCGACCGGTTTAGCGGCATCGCACCGGGAGTCTCACCTAGACTTCTAGCAGACCAGTTTGGCCAGACGGCCGAGAACATTGATTTTGAGTCCGGGCGACTGACCCCGACAACTAACGACGTAGACGTATTCACGCTTCAAAGCGGTCTGCGACGGTCCATTTATTTCTACCGCGATACTAACTGGCTTGAGTGGAACCAAGACGGCGTAAAAGCCGTACCTGGTCCAATCCCTGGTGACACGCTGGCTCGCCTGTACTTTACCGGCGACGACTATCCGCGTATCGGTACCGTCAATACTATGATCGCTGGGTCGTCTGGATACCCGGCCAACAGTTATCGGTTAGGCGTTCCTGCCCCGGCAACTGCTCCGTCGATTACAAAGACGGGCACCCCTGACGAAGACCAGACGCCAGACGATGTCTCGTACGTCTATACCTTTGTAACCGCTTTTGGCGAGGAAGGTCCGCCTAGCCCTGCTACGGCTCCGATCGAGCGTACTGATACCGAAACCGTGACTATCACGATGCCGGTCAATCAGATTCCTAGCGGTAACTACAACTTTGGTGCAGGGTCGGTTAAGCGTATCTACCGTTCTAACACCGGTTCTACCAACACGGCATTCCAGTTCTTGGCAGAAGTAGGACTTACGACCACTACCTATGCAGACACGACCCCGTCGGCAGGGTTGGGTGAAGTTATTCCGAGCGAGACCTGGATTGGCCCACCGGACGACAACACCAGCCTGTATCCAGATGGCCCTATGAAGGGTCTGATAGCCGTGGCCAACGGTGTGTTTGCAGGGTTCACTGGTAAACGGTTATGTCTCAGTGAACCGTTTTTACCGCACGCTTGGCCGATCGACTACAGAATTACCCTTGAAGAGAACATTGTAGCCATTGGAGCCGTGGCCAACGGCATCGTAGCCCTGACCAATGGCACCCCGTACTTCGTAACTGGCACCGATCCGAGCGCCATGACCGCTGTCCGTGTTGACCTGCCACAGGCCTGTGTCAACGTAAACAGCGTGGTCGATATGGGCAGCTATCTTCTGTACGCCGGGCCGGACGGCTTGGTAGCGGTCTCTGGCGGCGAGGGACGGGTAGTGACGCAGGGGTTGGTTAGCGCCAGCCAATGGAACGCCAGCTTCAATCCTACGGGCTACCGAGCCTTCCGCCACGAGAACACTTACGTGGCGTTCTGGACTGAGGGCGGCGTACACAAGGGCTTCTGTTTTGACCCTCGGGCCGAAGAGGCTGCGTTGTCGACGCTCACCACCGAGGCCGAGGTGCGCGGTGGCTACATGAATCCGAAGGATGGCGAGTTGTACCTTATCGTCGCCAATAAGATCCGTAAGTACCGGGGCGGTACGACCAAGCGCACGCTAACCTGGAAGTCAAAACAGGTGGTCATGCCAAAGCCCCTCAGCATGAGCTGGGTCTCTGTCCACGCACAGGCGTATCCGGTGACGGTTAAGGTTTGGGGCGATGGGGTGCTGTTTGCCGAGTACGGTTTGTCGTACGCCACTGGCGTATATACCCAGACTGTTACTGTGCCAAACGGCGCAACGACAGGATCATTACGTGAGCCTGTGATGCGTCTTCCTCCGAAAGTAGCTCAGGTGTGGGAAGTACAGGTTTCTGGCGCGGTTGAGATCGACGAGGTCTGCCTTGCTCAGAGCATGGATGAGATCGCCAGCACATGACGAAAGCTCGTACAGTCAAAGCAACGACGGTACCTGGTATTTCGAGCATACCGTCGAGCATTACGCCGGAGCTCCGTCGTTATTTAGAAAGCTTAGCTGAAGCGGTTGAGATTCGTCTTGGCCGTCGCGGCGATGAGCGTGATCGAGCGATTACACTTCGAGAACTGTTGGATTCCGGTCTGGCCGTTGAGCTAGGTAAAAATCCATATGTGATTGGGCCCCCTCCGCCTCCGCCTCCTCCGCCTCCTCCGCCGAGTGCTACACCTACCGCTCCGACGAACTTTACGGCGACTGGCGGATACTCGCTAATTACGTGTTTTTGGGACTACCCAAATTACGCTTATCACGGCCTGACCGAAATCTGGCGGCATGACTCAAATATCATTGGTGATGCTCAGCTGGTTGGCGTTAGCTCAGGTATTTCGTTTGTTGATCCAGTTGGCGAAGGCGCAAGCTTTTACTATTGGGCACGACACGTAAATGAGTTTGGTATTGCCGGTCCGTACAACTCTATCAACGGTACGTTGGCCGAGACCGCGCTCGATGTTGAAGAGCTGTTAGATGTATTAACAGGCGCGATTACTGAGTCGCAGCTGTACCAGGCACTACAGACGCGTATTAACTTAATTGACGGCGCGTCTAGCCTAGCGGGTTCGGTTAATGCTCGTATATTGACCGAGACCAACGCTCGTAACACTGCGATCCAAGCGGAAGCCGCTGCGCGTACAGCAGCCATTCTGGCAGAGGCCACGGCGCGTGGTACGGCGATAACGAACGAAGCGACTATTCGTCAATCCGCAGACGAGTCGCTGACTCAACAGATCACGACGCTGACGTCGGTTACGATTCCTGGTACGTACGCGACGATTGCTGCGCTACAGCAAGAGACCACGGCTCGTACGACTGCTATTAGTGCTGAGGCGTCAGCTCGCGATACGCTTGCGACACAGCTTCGTGGTACTTATACAGGTACCGATGTTACCGCCCTAAGTTCAGGGCTTGTGTTTAGTGAGCGTCAAGCACGAGTCACGGCTGACAGTGCACTGGCCAGTAGATCCGATGCTTTAGAAGCTACGGTTAACAACCCTACAACTGGGCTTGTAGCTACTCGTGCGACGCTTATTAACGATTACTACACTAAGTCTGGCACTGACTCAGCGATTTCTGCTGCGTCTAGCACGCTAACTTCTAACTTTAATAACACGCTTACGGGTTACGTCACTAATGCGACGTTGACCAACAACTATTACACTGCTTCGCAGACTAATAGTGCGATTTCAGCAGCGACGACTAATCTTGTTTCAACAACGACGCTTAACAGTACGCTTGGTAACTATGTTACTAACGCGACGTTAACAAATGGTTATTACACTAAAACGGATACTGATAGTGCTATTAGCGCATCGGTACAGAATTTAGTTTCGACGACTACGTTTAACAATACGTTAGCTAGCTACGTCACTAATGCAACGCTTACAAATAGTTACTACACTAAAACTCAAACAGATAGCGCTATATCAAGTGCTACTAATACTGTAACAGCTAACTTTAATAACACTCTGACTAGCTACGCTACGACCGCAGCAGTTCAGCAGAACTACTACGCTAAAGCGTCTGGTGAGGCGCTTGAAGGTCAGTACACAGTTAAGATTGACCTTAACGGCTACGTTTCTGGGTTTGGGCTTGCTTCTACTGCGCCAGTAAACGGGACTCCGTCGTCAGAGTTTATTGTTCGTGCTGATCGGTTTTCGATTGCGTCGCCTGGGCAGACGACGATTATTCCGTTTATTGTTCAGGCTACGCCGACTACGATTAACGGTGTGTCTGTGCCTGCTGGCGTCTACATGAATGACGCTTATATTCGTAACGGCACGATTACTAACGCCAAGATTGGCAACGCGGCAATCGACGACGCGAAGATTGCTAGTCTTAGTGCAGACAAGATTACGGCTGGTTCGATCGATGCAGCTAGACTGACAATCGACAACGTTACGCTGGACACGTACTACGATGGAAGTATCGGTCGTAATCGGTTGCAGATTAGGGATCTTGGGGTTACTACCGCTAAGATCGGTACTGCAGCTATTACTAGCGCCAAGATTGGTAACGCTGAAGTCGGCACGCTAAAAATTGCCGGAAACGCAATTACGTTACCAGAAACTTATGCTTCTTCTGATATTTATGTAAGCAACGCGGTAATTGAGTCTGGCGGTAGTTATACGTTTGTGGGTTTTCCAAATGGTGACTATGAGTATGTTGATGACCCGTTTTATGATTACTTTTACGTTGGCGATGGTAATGGTAGTTATATTATTAGTGGCGGTGGCACTTTATCTGGTGGCCATACAGCAATTTTAACCCCGCAAATTAATGTGGGTGTTGATTCGACCGCTGGTGTACAGCTTGTGTTTTACGCATTCTGTGATGGAAGTGCTGTTAATGACGGCGGTCAGTTGTTGTATATGCAAGTAAATAAGTACGCTAACGGCTCGTGGTCTGGATACCAGACTGTAGCTACTAGTAGAGTTGGTGCAAGAACTACTGGCGGTGACACACAGAGCGTGTTTTCTATTGCTATGGCGCATACTGCAGTTAATTTGCAGAACATTCAGGTTAGAGTGATAGTCGGGTCTCAAGCTGTGCATTTACCACTTGGTACCGCAAGTCAACCAACTTATCTTCGTAATATTACGCTTTCTATTCTTGGTGCAAAACGATGATTACTTTTGCATTTGATGCGACTGGTAAGTGTGTTTGTTCGGTTAACAAAGCAGTAGGAGCTGATTTTTTTCCGGATGCTCTTTATGTTGTTCAAATGCCAGTTAACACTGATGTTAATTTGGTTTGGTACGACGTTGAAAACGGACGGGTAGGATTCAAGAAACCGTTGCAAGTAACTGTTAGTACTAACCGTGTTAGTGGTTTGCCAGCCGGTAGCAAAGTAGCTGTTGATGGTGAACTACTAGACGTAGAAGGTGAGTCTATTGAGTTTGAAGTGGACTACCCACAACTGTTGAAGGTAGTTGTTTTTAATCTTAAGCATTTGGATACGGTTGTAGAGGTGCCTTGTGAAGTACAAGGTTAAACAGAGCTACGCTGCTTTAAGGCGTGATAGTTATCCTGACGTAAGAGATCAGCTTGACGCACTGTGGAAGGGCGGAGAGGCCCTTGAAGAGATGCGTCGTAAGGTGTTGGAAGTTAAAGAAAAGTATCCGAAGCCGGTTACGGGAGACGGAAATGCACCAGGGTAAACAGTGCCGCTTAAACGCCCCAACTAAGCCTATTAAGATGGAAAAGAAAAAACCGTCTAAGGGGTATTCTGCCCCCAAGAAGAAAAGTTAAAATCCCTTCCCAGCTACTTGGAGGGGTTCAGCATGCCAGTTTCCAAGCGTATTGAAGATGGTATCCCGAAGCAGTTTAAGCTTGCCGGGCACACTATCTGTATAGCTAATATACCTGCTAAAAAATGGAAGCACGGCAAAGACTGTGTGGGCATGTGGATGCCCGATCAGTACCGGATAGAAATTATAGGTACGTTAAAAGGTACCAATAGGCAGCAGGTATTTTTGCACGAAGCTGTGCACGCTATTCTTGACGTTGCTGGATACTACGAGCTATCGGAAGATGAGGCCCTGGTAGATAGGGTGTCCCATCTTCTACAGCAGATGCTGACTACTATGGAGTAAGGTTGCGAGGGTCTTTACCCTGCAACCATGACAGATACCAGCTAGCTTTGTTTGCTTCTTGCACGGTGTCGTCTTTTTCTCCATGACGCCACAAGTATTTCATGACGTTGCCTTTGCAGTAACCACGAAATTCTTCCGGCGTTAAGCTAGCTCGCATTGCATCGATGCATTCGATATCTCCACGTTTATAGTGGGATGGGTTGACTGCATCTTTAGTCATTTGTATTTTCCTTTTGTCGGATAGCAGTAGCAAAGAACTTGGCTTCGTTGCTCCATGTTATACGGTCACATACTTGAGCACACGCCTCCCGTTCGGCTGCGGCAACGAGGGCGGCGAAGCGTTCAAGTTCTTCAATCGGGGCCACAGTGGTTGTTAATGATCCGTCGGCATGGGTAGCAACTACACGAACAAACCCAGCCTCTCGCGCCAGTCGGATGATGTCGTCACGGGTCATTGCAGTTCACCCGCTTTCCATAGCAAATAGTCGTATTGTTTTATTCCACGGTTAACAGCAGTAGCCATGTAGTACTGTCTAACGCCCCATTTTTCTACTAAGTCTTTGTATTTGACACGTTCCAGGTTGGCACGGGCATGTTTCTTTCGTTCGACAAGCACTTTGTATTGCTCGAACGTAAGTTTAGGGTTGAATCGAGAGAGCCTGGTGTAAGGCTGTTCTATGCGTCTAGTCATAACTTAAAGCAATCCTTAGTTCTGAGATTTCACTTTCTAAAGATCTAATTCTAGATTTAAGTTCTAGAGCTTGATTCTTTAAGTCTTGGATTAGTGTTTCTTGGCTAGCAATAGTCTGAGCCTGGCTAGTTGCTAATTGTGCTTGGACAGAGGCGAGATTATCAGCTCTGTCTACCGCTTCTCGTAGCACAGCAAGCTTTGTTTTTTCGTGTATCACGCCTAAGTGCAATTCGTCAGTCATTGGCTTGCTCCAATTAAGTAACCGAACCAAAGCCCAACGCAAACCCCAAATAGTATGAGGGCTATTTCTGTAGCTGTTTTTTCTGAGTGGTAACTACGATATGCAGCTATTTCTTTTTCTAGTCTGGATATTTCCCGTTCTAAACGGTTTTTATTGCTTTCCATACTTCGCTTATCTCTTTTTTAAGGCGAGCGTTAGTAGCCAGTGTTTCCATTTCTCTGGCTATTGTTTCAGTTAGCTGGTTCATCAGCTTAGAGTTCTGGTCTTTAAGACGCTCGGACTCTGCTTTAGCTATCTTGAGGGAGTGTTTTAAGTCAGCTATTACTTCTCTTAGCTGGCTTACAGATGCTGGTCCTTTGAGAATTTCTTCTCTCCAGGAGTCGGGCGGACTTTCGTTATCGATAGTCATATAGCCTCTATGCATGTCTTGTTGTGTATCCATTTGGATACATCTGCAAACTGTACGGCTTTGTTTATGAAGTCTTGTTTAGGTATGTACTCTGACCAGGTTTTATCAGTGAGGACAACGGCTAACTTTTCACAGCCAATGACAACAGCTACGGGCTGGTTGAGGTCGTGTAGTCTATTTAGCCAATGGATCTGTTGTGTGCTGAGACTGGTACGTATTGGGCTGGTGTTTCGTTTGGGAAATGCTTTTACGTACTTGTATTCTACGAATAGAGTACTTACAGGTCCGGCGTAAAAAGCGTCAGGTACTCCGCCCGCAAACGTATCATGGATCTTCCACCGGAAAACTTCCGATGGAAGATCCACATGTACAGCTCGTATGAAGCCGTGTTCGTTCACTGATTAGTCAACGATCCGACCAGTATGTTGTCCATAAACGGACTTGGCATACTCATAGTCTTCTTCGGTGGCCCAACCTACAAAGTCAGCTTCCAGATTCATGAACTGGGCACCGGCTTTGTTAGTGACAGAGACAGACTTAAGTTTCCAAAGACCCGAGAAACGGTTACCGCCTTTCAGGCCGATGACTGAATTCCAGTTGCGCGAGATGCGCATCTTCGAACTCGAGAAGTCCATGATCACTGGCGTACGGTCGAGTTCACCTGTTTCCGGGTTCTTGATCAAAAGCACATGTGAATGGGTATCAGTGATGGTGTAGTCCTGCGGCTTGTCTTGGGACTTGATGGCTTCTTGAGCTTCGGCCAACGAGTTGAATGACCCAAGGATACCGCCGCCTGAATCGCGGTTACGCCATACAACGAACTCGTTGCGGAACAACAAGTTGATTACGTACAGCTCTTCGCCATAGTTCTGACCGGTCAAGGAGTTTAAGAAGTGACCAGGTTCAGCGCCTTGAATGTACTTGGAGTTGTACTTGTCCACCTCATCAGACATCTTTTGGAGAAGCTTGACGCGAGGGATAGTTACGTTTTGGCCGACATTCTCGTTACCAAGGCCAGTGCCTTGCATAACGTGGGCAGGAACGTTGGACGATACAAGAGCGATTGCATTAGACATGTTTAGGTATATTCCTATGTTTAGAGTGAACGAAAATTGATCTTACGGATTGTCCTTGGTGAAAGGCCGGGGACTCCTTCCCCGAGTTTCAACAGCTCTTTATAAGCCGTTGAGCTTACCCGTCTTTGGATCAAGCTAAAGTCACGGGTAGAAATAACGTGATTGTACAAAGCGTCCCAATCTTCTACTTCCGGTACCGTGTCTTCATTGATGGATACTGAGTAATCGCCATTCGCAGTGCGAGACAATCCCTCGGCGTCCATTTTCTTTAAAAGCGCCAGGTCGATTTCGTCCTGAGCGGTTTTCAAATCTTTCAGCCGGTTGTTCAGCTGCTCGGTTTCGCGCTTGATCTCAGCGCGACGTTCTATGAGGTCATTGATGCTTGCAGTCATGCTATTTTCCTTGCTGGGGTAAGTTGATTAAGGATCTGTAATAGGTCGTCCATACGTTCGAGTTTGGTTTGTAGTTTGGTATATACATCAGGTTCCCACGTATTGTCTGCTGCAATGTGGATGATTTCTGTTTTTTGAGTTTGACCAGCACGGTAGATTCGGCGGTTGAACTGCTGATAGTGTTCAGCGTTGTACGTTGGCGATGCCCAGATGACTGTTGTTGCAGTGGTTAGCGTCAAGCCATGACCTGCTGACTGCGGATGGGCAAATACGACTTTAAGCTGGCCAGCCTGCATGCGATCGACGATGTCTTTGCGTTTGTTAGCTGGCGTGTCACCGTCAATTACACCGTACTCAAGGCCCATTTCTTGAGCAAGGCGAACAAGATGTTCGCGTTCGTGTCGCCAATTGAACGCCACTAATGAGTGTTTGCGCTCGGACACTAGCTGCATTACAAGCTCGTAACGTTCGGAGTGTATCCCACAGGCTACACCGTCTTCTGTATAGACAGCGCCGGTACATAACTGCAGGAGCTTCTTGACGCGTGCGCCTGCGTTGATGGCGTTGATGGTTTCTTTACCTGTGTAAAGAACAGAGTCGGCAGCCAGGAGTTCGTACTGTTTCATGATGTCAGGCGTCAGTTGTACACACATTGTGTGTACAGACTGTTCTGGCATGTCGATGCAGTCTTCTAGCTGGTAACGGATGTTGATGTCTTTAATAGACGCTGCAACGATTTCCTGGGCGTTGGGCTTGTCTACCCACTCATTGGCAAAGCCATTGAACCGTGAAGTACAGACAGCTGATCGAAAGCCGTAGAAACGTTTACCTAGCCGTTCACCGTCGTCCACGATTAGTGTTGGATGCCAGATGTCCAAGATTGTGTTGCTGTTCGGCGTACCGGACATAGCGATGCGGTACTTAAACTTGGCAGCTAGCTTAAGCACTGCTTTGCTACGCTGACTGTCTTTGTTTTTGAACGCCGTGAATTCGTCAATGCAGATGGTGTCGAAGCCCTGAAGAAGCTTTTCGTTCTTGGCTATCCACTTAACAGCGTCGTGGTTGGTTATTACGATGTCGGCTTTAGATTTGAACGCGGCTTCTCGGTTCTTAGCATAAGCAACGACGTAGGTCAGCTTGGGCTGGAACTTCTTGATGTCGTCTCCCCACGAAGCAGAGAGGATCGACAAAGGCGCAAGTACGAGCATGCGTCCTTCTTTCCGTTGAGCATAAGCGTCGATGACGCTGCGGGTTTTACCAGTTCCTGGATCGGAAGTGATAAGTGCTCGGGGAGTTTTTAGAAGGAAATTAGTAGTTTTAACTTGATGATCAAAAGGTTTAAGCATTGATTAGTTCTCAGTAAAGATCAGATACTAACTCGAGTTTTGTCAATGTTCAACAAAGAATACAGGTTTTTCACTGTGCCAACAGTACGCACAGTCGCCACATGAGGCGGCTTTGCCCAATTGTTCAGGGCATACGACTCCGGTTGCTTGTTGCGGAGAAGCAACAACTTGTGACCGAAACTCGACGTTTGGGTCATCTGAGAACCGTACACGCCAGCGATCTGGAAAGGTCACGTTTAAGTTACCTATTAGTTGTCCAACTGGAGTGTTGTGCCGATGATGTGTGTACCCAAACACTCGTAGTCCAGGTAGAACTAGCAGCATGGTCATCCAGAAGCGGACGTAGTCTACAGAGTAGAAATCGCCAAGTACGTGCAAACGGACAACGAATCCTTGTTCGTGGCGCTTTGAC